GAAAGAGCACATATATATACAGATGGTGATATGAGAAACCATGATGGTACTTTTTCACAATACTCAGATATAAGAATTAAACAAAACATTACAGATGCAAATAGTCAATGGGATGATATAAAAGCCATTAGATTTATAAACTATAAAGCTAAAGATGATGTTAGACAGTATGGTGAGGATAAAGCTAAAATTCAACTAGGTGTCATCGCACAAGAAATGGAAAAAATAAGTCCTAAATTAATTAAGGAATATTCACCAAGTAAAGCAGATGTAAAAAGCTCATCTGAATTTGGAACTCTTTATGAAGAGGGCGATAATATTCCAGATGATAAAACTGTGGGAGATGTAAAAGAAGTAAAAGATAAGGTAAAGGGAATAGCTTATTCTATACTTTACATGAAAGCAGTAAAGGCGCTTCAAGAAGCAATGACAAGAATAGAAAAGTTAGAAGCAGAAGTAAAAGCACTAAAAGGTGAATAGATGACCAAAGCAGCAGAATTAGCAAAGATGGGTGAAGTTCTGACCAGTAGTCAACTTGGTGGTAGACGTAATGTTGTAATTAATGGTGGATTCCAATGTTGGCAAAGAGCAACCTCAATAACAGTTAGTGGTTTTAGTGCTGACAGATGGAGGTCTACAACTGGTGCTGGTGGTGCTATGACAGTTAGCAGACAAGAATTTGCTTTAGGACAAACAGATGTTCCAAGTAATCCAAAATATTTTTTTCGTCATGCACAAACTACTGCTTTTACAAATACTGGTTACAATAGTGATAGAACTCGTATTGAAGATGTGAGAACTTTATCAGGTCAACTATGCACATTAAGTTGGTACATGAAAGCAGATGCAAGTAGAACTGTAAGAGTTAATATTACACAAGACTTTGGAACTGGTGGCTCTCCAAGTGCTGATGTAGAAACTGCTATTGTGTCAAGTCAAGCAATTACAACTTCATGGGCAGAATATACTGTGACATTTACAATGCCCTCTATAAGTGGAAAAACTATAGGTGATGATGAAGATAGTTTTATTGAATTAGGTTTTGATTATAGAGCAGAGGTTAATAATACTTTTACTATTGATATTGCAAATGTTCAGTTAGAAGCAGGACAAGCCACACCATTTGAGAATAGGTCATTCGGGGAAGAACTGCGTTTGTGTCAGAGATATTTTCACAGATGGGACTCTGCAGCAAGTAACTATTTTAACATAGCTATTGGTTATGTATTAGGTGCTAATGCTTCAAGAGCAGTATATCAATATCCTAATATAATGAGAGCAGCACCAACTATTGATCATAGTGGAACTTTTAGAGTTTATGATGGAACTGCTAGTCGTGCTGTTTCAGATGTAACTTTTCAAAGAACTAACGAAGAACAAGTGTATATATCTTTTACTACTGGTGGCGATGCTACTGCAAATAGACCATGTGAGATGGGTGCTAACAATGATACTACTTGTACAATTGATTTTAAAGCAGAGTTATAGGAGATATAATGGATAATATAAACATTGCTTCAGCAAAATACATAAAGGATGAATATGGTGACAATAAAAATTGTGCAATTAAGGCTACAATAGATGGTCAAAATTCGTGTGTACCATTAGACCCTAGAAACGCAGAGTATAAAGCAATCCTTGAATGGGTAGCTGAAGGCAACAAGATAGAGGATGCCGATTAATGTTGGGTCACTCTGCTATTGCTGATGCAGCTATTGCTGATGTAGGTGGCGTAGTACAAGCGGCAACAGCAGAAATGAGCGCCATAGGTTCTTCTGCTACTGTAGCTGTAGGCACATTAGTTGGTGTAATTAATATAAGTGGAATATTTACTCAAACTGCAGAAGTTAGCACCAAAGCTAGCGGAAACATTGACTTAAGCAGTAATTTTACAACTACAGCAGAAAATATAGCTTTTGTAAAAGAGGCTATTGCAAGTTTAGATAGTAATTTTTCAAAAACTACTCAAGGTAATTTTATAACTGCTGGGACATCTTCTCAGCAAATAAATTTTACAAAAACAGCGTCTGGAGATATACTATATGTAGCAGTTGTTACAGACACTGCAACAGAAACGTTTACTGAGATAACGCCAAGCGGCACAGAGACTTGGACAGAAATAACACCATCTGGATCAGAGACTTGGACAGAAATACAGTGAGGTAAAAATGGCAAGTACATACACAACTAACTTAGGTATAGAAAAAATAGGAGCTGGTGAACAGGCAGGAGCTTGGGGAACTACTACCAATAATAATTTTGATTTAATTGACAGGGCTATTAATGGCGTAGGAGCCATAACTTTATCTGGTACAGCACATAATTTAACAACTAGCGATGGAACATTATCTGAGGGCGGCAATAAAGTTTTAGTACTAGGAGGAACGCCATCTGGCACAAACACAATAACAATAACACCTAACGATCAAGATAAGATGTATTTTGTTCACAACAATTCTGGTCAAACAGCTACTTTTAGACAAGGTGATGGAACAGGTGGTACTGTTTCAATACCAAATGGATCAAAAGGATTAATATTTGCAGATGGAGCAGGCACAAGCGCAAAGGTCACAGATCTTCTTGATGGTTTTTCCTCTGGTGGAACAAAAGTAGCCTCTACAGGAGCAGAATTAAATATACTTGATGGAGATACTTCAGCAACAGCTACTACTATAGTTGATGCAGATAGAATTGTTTTAAATGACGGTGGCACGATGGTACAGGCGGCTGTCACGGATGTTAGTACTTACGTTAATCAAAATTTAGTTGAGGTCAAATCACTTGCTACAATCTCAGGTACGTTAAATGTCATAGCAGGTGGAGCTACATCTGTTTATCAACAAATTGTAGTTTCTAGTGGCACTCAAACAGTAAACGTACAAACTGATAATTTAGTGGCTGGTCAATATGTTATTATTGATAAAAAAACTTCAGCAAACAAAATAACAATTAATTGGAATGCTGGTGATGGAAGCACAGCTTTATCTGGGAGTAATGTTTCAACAGGTATTTCTTTAGGAGATAGTGTAGATTTTGCTCTTGGATTATTTAACGGGACTAGCTTTTCATTTACAGAAACAGTTAAGTTTTAGGTGATAAATGTCAATACCTTTAGTTTCAAATGTTGGATTTACAGAGATAAGTCAATCTGTGTTAGATAGCAATTCTGGGGTTTTAAATGATATAGCTGGTACTGCAAAAAGCAAATTACCAGTTCAATTATTTAAATTAACAGAAACTGTTTCAGGTAATTTACAAATAAATAATGACTCAGCACATAAAAAAATAATACTTGACACTAATGGCAATGACATAGCCAATCCTAATGGATCACCTCTAACAAATAATTCAAGCACTACATTGGAATTAAAAGGTAGTGGTAATATACAGTCTACTTTGAAAACTTCAAATGTAACTCAATCATCAACAAGCCATCTTGGAACTTCAACTTTTGATAATTCTAATGGCTCAACAATAGTCGTGTCTAATATAACCACGGACTTAACTGTTGAGAAGTATATAGATCGTACTGGTACTTTTTCTTATAATGGAAATACCATAGATTCTCAAGGAACAATAACAGTTGGAGCAGATACACCAAACGCATCAACTATTTTTGGAACTTCTTCTGCATCTAGTACTCGATATAATATTAATACTAGCGATGGGAACAATGCTGCTCGATTTATTGGCGATACAGCGCAAGGAGGTTCTTCTCCAGTTGGTAATAATTATGCATTGTATATAGCTACAATAGGACCTAATACAGTAAGTGGATTACGTATGGATGAATATGCCAATATAGGTATTTATCAATATAGTGGATCTGTGAGTAGTCATAACAGATACTCTGGTACAACTAATCATCAATTAAATTTTTCAGGCGCATTAAGACTTTGGTGGAGATATGTAAGATCGGGCAACGATCGTAAATTTCTTTTTACAAATAATCTAAGTATAAGTTGCACATTAAGTGGCACAGTTTTAAATGGCGATACTGCATCATCAGGTGGAACCGCACTTGCAAATGTATCCAATTCTACTGATGGATCTTTTAATGTAACTATGACAATATCTGGAAGTAATAGTAGTTTTACTCCAGCAAGGCCATATGCTTTAGCAAATGTTAATAGTGGCACTGGAAGTATCGATACTAGTGCTTATACTGGAACTTTATCAACGAGGGCGTTCTAATGCCATTAAATAAATTAATGTTTAAACCCGGTATATCTTCAGACACTACTCCATTCAGTAATGAGGGCGGATTTGTTGATGGAGATAAAATTAGATTTAGAATAGGGTCACCAGAAAAAATAGGTGGTTGGTCAAAGTTTAGTCCTAATACATATTTAGGTAGTGCAAGAAGACTTCTTAATTGGGTTGCGTTAGACGGCTCTGATTTTCTTGGAATCGGCACACATTTAAAATATTACATAGAAGAGGGGCAAACATTTAACGATATAACCCCTGAAAGACAAACAATAAATACAAATGTTACATTTACAACAAACACAACCACAGGCACTGAATCACAGGTCATAGTAAATGCATCAGCACATGGGGCAAATTTAAATGATTTTGTTACAATATCAAATGCTGACACTGCAGTTGGTGGGATAGCCGCCTCTGCTATTGGAGACTCTAATGGGAAAGAACATCAAATAATAGAAATCGTTAGCTCTAATGCGTTTAAAATTGATGTTGGAAGTAATGCCTCTGGTGTTGCTACAGGAGCGGCAAAAAGTAGCGGTAGTGTTGAGTTAGTATTTCAAATTAATACGGGCCTTGATGTTACTGTTGGTGGAACAGGATGGGGTGCAGGTCAGTGGAGCGGAACAACAGATGGGGCTTTGGCTACACAACTTAACGAAAACTTAGACACCAGTGAGACCGGCATAGCAGTTGATGATGAAACAGGAATTACAGATGCTGGAGATGTTATTCTTGTGGATAATGAGCTTATGCTTGTAGCTGGAGATACTGACGATGATACTTTAAATGTAACAAGAGGTCACAGTGGCACAACTGCAGCAACGCATACGGATAACACGCTTGTAAGATTAGCTGTAGGCAATGACGATTCTGCTAATGACTTTGTTGGATGGGGAAATGCAGCATCGGTTACAGTACCGGGTGCGCAAATTAGGCTTTGGTCACATGATAATTTTGGTGAAGATATTATAATAAATCCAAGAGATGGTGGTTTATTTTATTGGGACAAAACAAATGGAACAGGGACTAGAGCAGTAAAACTTAATACTAGATTAGGAACAAAAACAAGTATTCCCACAGTCGCAAAACAAATAATAGTTTCGGATCAAGACAGGCATGTTATAGTTTTTGGTTGTGATGGTTTAGGGTCTAGTTTAACTGATACAGATGGAGATGGTGTGCAAGATCCATTGTTAATAAGATTTTCATCACAAGAAAATCCCTTGGATTTTTTTCCTACAACCACCAATACGGCAGGTGATATTAGGTTAGGTGGTGGCTCTGAGTTTGTTCAAGCTGTAGAAACTAAAGAGCAAATACTAGTTTATACTAATAAAACATTACATTCTATGAGATTTATTGGGCCGCCATTTACATTTGGTATAAAAGAGCTATCTAAAAATATAACAATAATGAGTCCAGCTTCTGCTATTGCTGTTGACGACAGTGTTTATTGGATGGGTGTTGATACGTTTTATTTATATAATGGGCAGACACAGCAGTTACCATGTAGTGTAAAAGATAAAGTTTTTCTTGATTTAAATATAGAAGAGCGTGATAAGGTTCATGTCGGAGCTAATACTGAGTTTAGCGAAATATGGTGGTTTTATCCTAGCGCAAGTAGCACTGAAATAGATAAATATGTTATATACAATTATTTAGAAAATGTATGGTATTTTGGTTCTTTAGCAAGACAGGCTTGGCTAGATAGAGGTATTAGAACATTACCATTAGCAACAGGTGGTCAAAATTTATTTAACCATGAAACAGGATTTGATGATGATGGAACAGCAATGACATCATTTGTTGAATCTGCCCCTATGACACTTGGTGATGCAGGCAGATTTGGTTTTATAAATAGAATAATACCAGATGTAAATTTTGCAGGATCTACATCAGTTAATCCACAAGTTGATTTTACAATAAAGGCAAGAACGCACTCAGGATCTGGATTTACGCAGACAGATGACAACAACACATCACAAAGAACAGCCACTACACCTGTAGAAGTATATACAGAAAAGCTAGATGTAAGAGTTAGAGGCAGAACCTTTGCATTGCGTGTGGAGGCCACGGAGTTAGGTACGAAATTTAAATTAGGAACGCCTCAAGTAAATATTGTGCAAGATGGAAGAAGATAATGTTAGTTGTAAGTATCCCACAATATGTTCAAGGATTAACAAACGCCAAAATAGATTTGACTACAAACACTGATGCGAAAACATTATACACAGCACCATCTAACGCTGATTTTAATCAATCTGTTATAAACTCTATAATAGTTTCTAATGATTCTGGTAGCGCATCAACTATTACAGTTACCATAACTGGCGATGGATTAAATGGCGCAGGAGCAGTAACAAATCAAACTTTTAATTTATTTCAAGTTAAAGATATAGCCGCAAATACTAGTGTTGAGCTTTTAACAAGAGATCTTATTTTGAATGCAGGAGAGATAATTAAGGTAACACCGGGACATGTAGATAGGTTGCATGTTATTGCAAGCATACAAGAATTTGCTGTAGTTAGAACGCCACAGAGTGCTTTATAATGACAGCGTTTGCATTGGCATGTTATCTTGGTGGAATGGCGCAGGGATCTATATATTTTAAATCAGTTGCAGATTGTATATATTATACGAAGTATTTAAATGAACAGCAGTATAAAAATGATACAGGGCAGACTATTACATATGAATGTATATGCAAACTTGTACCACAGGTTAATGAAGAGAAAGTGAGGGTATATTAATGTTACAAGCTCTTATAGGACCAGTTACAGGATTATTAGATAAGTTTATACCTGATGCAGATCAAAAGGCTAAG